AAAAAATTTAGTTGGCCAAGGTATTGTTCCATTTGAGAACAATACTGCGGGGTCGGCATTGTTGGCACTAGGGTCATTGAAAAATCGAAATGGTGACAATAAGATCCATCCTGTATCTCCTGCGTTCTGGATACCACAAGAACCTTTCGCAAACGCGTAAGATTTTCGTGATTTCACAGTCGGGAACATAGGTATACATGGATTTTTCGCTGCATTCAGCTTGAGTCCTTTCAATTTTCCTTTAGGGCATCGCTGGTCCTGCCACCAAAATGGGCAGGTTAGTGCTGCATAGTACATGTCTGCACACCCAGACAGTTGGACTTTTAGTCGCCGGTCGTCCAGTCCGGTCGCTTTAAAGCGTTTTGTTGTCTCCTGACGATTAGGTCCCACAGGTGACTTAGATTTTGGTTTCCCCTTTTTCTTGGCTACATAGTTAGCATACATCGCAGATATCTCCGCTCTGTTCTTCTTTACGACTAGCGCTGAATTTGCTTTCACCCATGCCGCCTCTGTCATTATTGGTTGCCCATTTCCATAAGGATTGAATCCTTCGAAAAAGGTCCGATAGTAAGTGGAAACTGTTTGGGGCGGATCTAATAGCATCCGCTCTAATAGAGTTGGTAAGTCTTGGTTCATAAACTCACCGTAATTCATAAACACTGGTCCCGTCTGTTCGTATTCTTCGTCGTTGATGAGTTCTAAGCCATCCTCATCGTCGGCAAATGTCGGCTCGTCCGGTTGTCCATTTCCATAGGGATTGAACCCCCCTTCTTTGAATTTGACGAAGAATTTTCTATACGCTGTTTGCTCGTCTCCTTCCCAAATAAAACTCAAGATCGAGTCTTTATTTGGCGGTTGTGCGCGCAGTATATTAAAAATATCTTTCATCAAACACTCAGTCGGTGGATTCCATAAGTCTATATAGGTAGTAATCTGTGCGTACCAATCAGCAAACGCTTCTGCTGCTGACGCCCCCTGTCCCGTTATATTCACCGAGCCAGGTAGCAGATTAGTAGAATTACAAGTATATATCAGTCCTACTTGCCGAGTTGTCGGCTGCTGTAGAACATATTTTTCCATCGCCGTCTGTCCATTTCCATACGGATTAAAACTCCCTTGCTTAAACATGGTGGCCAATCGCGCCGCCACCGCTCGTGAGTCTTCCCCATTCGCTCCGAACATCGCACTCAATGGATGATAGGTCTGTTCCACCGGGTCCAGTGAAACGTAAGTTTTAAAAGAATCCACTAACTGGATCCAAAAGGATGACTGGGCTGATGCACTCATACTCGGTTCAGTACTCTGCACATCCACCCGCGCCATTTGGGGAACATATTGCTGTGTCCCTCCCTGATAATTTCGATATGGGCTCGACTCAATAGTCATCGCCCGCGTTTGAGCACTCAGTCGCTCTAAGTGCTGTTGAAAGTCGGCTCTTTGTTGTGCGTTCTCCACGTCTGCGTTTTGCAAAGATTCGTTATATTGATCTACTGCGGGAGGCGGCTGCTTCTGCGGCTGCCTCGACCTCATGTACTTATAACAACAAATCTGCTCACACTCGCGTTTCGACATCGCTGATGATGTGTACGTTATGCCGTCCTTTATCATGGTGCCTAGGTATATCTGTCGGTGCGCTGGTCCTGACCCGGTACATACGATATTTGGTGCAAATATCCGGTTCCGTGCCATATAGTCCAACATACAACCTTTATAATTCATTTTGGGGTCGAAGTCGATCCCGGGATCTTCATTAAAATTGTTTACTAACATGTTCGAGGTGTTATATTTGGGCCATCCTCCCCCCGCCTCAACGCCCAGATAAAATATCTTCATCTGCTCTCGCGTTGGTGCGCCCAATCGGCATTGCGCTTTCACCGCTGGATCTCCAGAATGTATTGCACAATGTGCTAGCAACCGCATATACGCGGCTCGAATCTCCCACCACTCTTCATGTGCGTACGACAATATTATAATCGAATAAAATCGTTGTAAATATATCGCCAGTGATGTTGTTCCCACCTGGTAAGTTAGGGGTAACAAGAGTCGATCTAGATTCCACTTTGGGAGATAATACATCCCCTCCTTATGAAAAGTAAACCCGAGAAATGATAACTCGTTCAATGGTGTATCCCGACCCCCCCCTAATATCTTTAACTTTAGCCCATGGGCGTTTAGTAATCGGTCCGACATTAGTTGTGAGTCAAGAAAATATGAGAATGTTTCTTCTAATGCTGCTAGATTATCATCCCCATAAAGATGAACCAGCTGATCAAATACCTCGTCAAACGTTGGCATTCGCTGATTCTTCAAAAAATATGCATATATCAGCAGGTCGGCCATTACTTCCATCCCCGCTTCTATATTATTAGCTGTGGTCATTCCCGACCCCGAGTTGTTGCCTCGCTTTCGTATCACAACATCCCCGTTCGAGAGTATTATTATGGACCGCTTCAGTCCGTCGGACACCCACCGTGCAAATTCACCGTGAGATCTATTACGTTTATTAGCCATAAAGAATCGGTACCTTCTTTCAGCTACATGGTGCAGGTAAATGAACCGATCGTATCCATCTATGTCATGGTACTCCCGTATTGGCCGCACTGATTTTCCTTCCTCATCTACAACTAATATCCTACACGCC